TATCTGATTTTTGCGTTCATGTATATTTATCAGGATCTAAAGGTTTATAGCCCTGGATATATCAGGTATATAATCCAGTACCAGCATGTCTCATAAACATACCCGTTCAGGAAAACCAAACGACAACAGATGAGGCTTCAGAAATGAACAGTAAAGAAAATTTGCGCAGTAGATTTTTGCAACTAATGACAGAAAAAGTTAAATCAGCGCTACTTCCACTTATGGTGGATAATAACGAAGCAACGAGCAGCATCCTTGCAGACCCTTACGGTAAACTCTCGCATAAAACGCTGGATATTATTATGAGTGCATTAACACCCCATATGCTTCAACACCTGAAACAAGATATTAACGCATGGGTGAATGAAGAATTGAGCCCCCCCTGTTCATGGGACAGACATTATGCATGGCAGCAAAAAATGAGGATTTTCAATTCATTATCACTAAAGTTCAGAGAACCGAAACAGCGTCCCTTCCCTCTGGAATCAGACAAAAAACAACCTGATCCCACAGGCCCGTAATATTTTGAATACCGTGATTATTGATATCACAATGAAAGCTATTCCGCACAGTTATGCCCTGCTCCCCACGGGGCATGTCTCATGAAACGTTCCGGGCGTTTCATGTTCCCGGATTTTGTTAAAAGGTATATTATCCCCTCACTCCCGGGATATTCGTCATATTTCTTTTGGTGCCTTTTTCGCAATCTCAGCCACAGCATGTGCCGTAGCCGGAACATTACCGGCATTAGTTCGTTCCAGAATTTCGAGCAATATGCGGGTTCGTTTTTCCTGCTCCCGTTTGTTAAGGCGATAAGTAAGAACACCAAGAATGATACTGAACGCCACGCCGATAATAAATCCCCAATCCTGCAGTGACAGGCTGGCAAAGAACGCAACAAGTCCTGCGCTGCCGTATGCAGCGTTACTGTATCGTTCGTCCATTCTCATAGTCCCTCACCTCCGCCATCCGACATTACGGACGGCAGCAAGTCAGAATCTCGTTATAAAAAAGCCGCACGAAGAGGCTGTTTGTTCAGGTATTTTATCCAGTGCGCCGTAAAACCCCGACCTTCAGGGTGTGGAGGATGTCAACATCAATAACTGACATTCTGCCCAAAGCTCCCGAAGATTCCCTTTGCACAATTTCACTGACCGGATCTCAGCACAAGCCACAGGGAATGGTCAGTGTGACGCTCTCTGTGGCCCCTCCTGAAAAGCCCTGTGGTTTAATCGCGACGGACCTGGCGCGGATATGAAGCAGGCCGTGAGCACGAGCCTGGAAATTTAGTGCCGACTACCGGAATTGAAGTGGTGGCCTGATGGTTACAACTAAACTGTTCTGCCGACTGAGGTAAGTCGGCGCTGGACCGCCACCGGGGACTCGAACCCCGCACAGTCAGCTTAGAAGGCTGATGCTCTCTCCTGATGAGCTAGTGGCGGTTGGTGGCCCTTGCTGGATTTGAACCAGCGACCTGGCGATTATGAGTCGCTCGCTCTCACCACTGAGCTAAAGGGCCGTATGCGGAATAATACTTATGCCAGTTTTGCTCTGCAATACCCTTCCCTGATTAAATCCTGCATATTGGCCTACACATGGTAAAAGAATTTGAGCGGTCAACAGAAAATTACTCAGGCAATATTAACGCACTCTGACTACATTAATTTCGAAGTCATCAATCTGCCCGCTATTAAGTATAACGAATGTAGAACTCCCATTACTGTACGATTTCGACAACACCAGCCTGTCATCATAGCGTGCAAGAACATAATACCAGACACTATCATAGTGGAGCATCTGATATTCCTTCTTAAACTGGGGTTTGTACCAACCGGCAATAAGTGAAAATCCCCAGAAATAGATCATGAATCCGACCATCATACACTCAATCCAGTGATGACGAATAAAAGACATTTCCGAAAAACATTTGACTGAAATAAGTCTTCTTCCTGACCTGACAAAAACCGTAATTATTAAGGCAGCAATAACGCATAAAACCAATGCATCTAGCGCAACGCGTCGATGAATTACTGAAAACTCCAGAGCAGGCGGAACAAAAAGCAACAATATCGCCAGAAAAAGTCTGATAAAACTCAGATCCTGCACATTATTTTTTTGTTTGATCCCCAGGAAGAAAACAACACCGACTCCCCACCCAATCAGGAATATAACAATGACTGTAACGGCATAAAAAAGGCTTCTGGCCACATCATCGACACCAGCCCCAACCACCCACCATGGGAAACCATAATAAAAGGATGTACCCCAGCCATAAAAGTAAGCGCTTCCCCACCCAAGACATCCCATATAAGCAACAAAAAGTGAAGAGTACCTGAGCAGAGTACTGTCATCCATAGCAACACCATTAACAACTCAAAAACATAACAATATATTGCATAACAAATGGAGCTCCATGTAGTCAAGAAGCTTCATAGCAGGAAAAACTCATAGCACAATAGCCATCACATTTAATGTTCTGTGTCTTTTTCAGGTATAAAAAAACCCACTCGGCGGCGGGTTTTGCTTGATTTGCCATTACGTACAAAATCGGCAGAATATCAAATTCACACGAAATATATGCCTTTTAATCTACTTTTGCAATACTTTACTGTGAAAATGCCGCCTTTTGTTTTGAACGTGTTCTCGTCACAAACAATAAAGCCTCACTATCCAGCCGGTGAAAAATGTGTTTCATTGCAATCCAGTGACCAGTAAATGTTTTGGACCAGTTTTTGGCTGTCACTCCCGCCAGTAATGCCAGATCCTGGTATTCGTAACCTTCCTTACCAAAAATTTCTGCTTTTACTGCCTGCGCCGCCAGCCAGATTAATTTTTTCAGGCGTTCCCGTGTTTTCTCTGCAATTTTCCTGTTGCCACAATGGGCCTTAAACTCTTCCCATGCCCAGTGGGTTATAGTGACCTGATACTCCCAGCAAATACTCCCGCTGTAACACCACAACAACCAGGCTTTCTGATGTTCTTCAATAGACAGAACCGCCCGCCGCCATGATGATGTCGAAAACTCAACCGGGCTGACCAGGGCAATTGATGAGCCTTTCGCCAGCGATTGTTTTCCCGGGATTGGTGGATTATCCCGCGTTATCATTTTTCCAGTCACTTCATCGCGGTACCGGATTTTTTTACGCCTGTAACGCCCTGTATCGAACATGGCATTCTCCTGCCAGGCTTCAAGCTGACCTTTTGTTGCCCCACTCAAATCAGCGGTGGCGATAATGAGCTGCTCACGCACAAACTGTAAATACTGGTTATTCATGCGCACTCCAGTTCTGTGATTTTTATCCCCAGCCGCCCACCAGGAACGGGCTGACCGCGCACAATATTAATTTCATCAAACTGCTCGTCGTCTATGAATAGTCCGGCATGCGTCAGTGCATCCAGTGGTGCCTTCAGGATATTGTCCAGGTCGCGGCGGCGCTTATCCGGTGGCTCTGCAATAATTTTTATTGCCAGCCTTCCGGACAGGTTTAATTTCAACCGCTGTTGGCGAACAATTAACGCCACATCCCGGCGATAACGTTCACCGACTTTTGATACAAAATATGTGCTGCCACGACGTCGCCAGTAAGTATTCACCGTTGGCGGGTAAGGCAAAACAAATTCTATGTGTTCAGTCATTTATGCATTCCACTTCAGGACGCCCGAATTTTTCGCGTGCATTAAAAAACAAATCAACAACAACAGCTGGCTGCCGTGTTTTTCTTCAAATTCTTTTACCCCGGCATGCAGTTCGTTGTGGCATTTACGACACAGCGGAATAACAAATAAATCGTCAGCCTTTGTTCCCATCCCTCCCAGTCCATGACCAATGATGTGATGCGGATCATCTGCCTGATTGCCACACGTCATGCATTTCTGCGTTTTTACCCAGCGCGTGTATACGGGCATCTCTTCCCGTTGTGGTTTCTGGCGCCGGAGATACTGAGCCGGAGAATCGGGATCAACGGTAAGGGTGACCACCTTATTTTCCTGTGGTCGGTTCTGTTGCTGGTGGGTCGGCAGCACAAGATTTTTTGTGCGCTGTTTCAGTATGCTGGTGGCGGTCTTTTCTCCTGGTATGATGTCGCTTTCGCGGTATACAGAGCGTATTTTTTCCGCAGGTAATCCCATCGAACGACTCAATACTGTCTCGGGTAGTG